AATGCTCCAGCCAATACTGCTAACTCTGGTCGAATATCAGCAACAATTGCCAATGCGACTGTAATGCCGGAGGCAGCCACAGCTCTTAGGTATGACTTAATAGCAGCCTTATGTTTGTTTGTTAGTTTCATGCCTTGCCTCCTAGTAGTGGTATGTCAAAGAAATCTGATTTATTGTCTTGATCTTTTTTGAAGCTGATATGCAAATGATGCGTATGTTTTGACGCTCCATTATATTTGCGCCAACGCCACCCAAGAACAGGAGAGGCAATTCGGCCATCAAAAATTACATAACTGATGCGCCCATTATGTTTCCCGAACAATCTAATTTGATCTGCCAAATATGCTGGAATCCGCTTGTCGTCAGATAACCGAGCAGTAATGTCCAATGCTCTAACGCAGCCCGATTTAGGGTCGGGGTTATGGTCGGATTTAGCTGATCGCATTCTATGCTCCAGAGAAGCAAGCCATCCATCACTTTTGCGATCCCTGTCGGGGAAGCAATCATCTACTTGCTCTCTAAATTGAACAGCAGATTTTGATAACCAAGGTTTCATTAGCCAAGCAAAACTTGAAGTTCGTCAAGAGTCAAACCCAAGCGATCAGCAATAGTTTGTTTTTCAATTTCCTTTGCTTGAATTTCAGATTGTTTTTTTGCTAATTCTGCTTCAAAATTTTCTCTTGCTTTTTTTTCAGAAACAGTTTCATCTCTTTCAATAATTGTTTCTTCGCCTGTTTGAATATCAACAATTTTTTCAGTTATTTTCATTTTTACGCTCCATAAATGTAGATTGTTCCAGCATCAAAATTTCCACTATCAGAAATAATTGAAACGCTAGAAATTGCGGAAGTTCCAATATATGAGCCATTTACAATCCATCCAGATGTTCCTGTTCCACTTGACATGCCACTTGCATTAAATGGTTTTGGAGTTGTTGCATTACATCCACTCATAATTACAGTTCCATAAACTGATCTAGAAGCAAGATCTGTTCCCATTTTACCCAAAGTAATCGCTGTAGATCCAGCAAATGCAGAAACATAATCTATAGTGTTTGGTGATGCTTGGGTAATTTGCAAACCAGTCCATAAATAATTTGTTCCACTATCTGTATTAAATCTGATTGTCATTGTTGAGCCTGCGTTAGCAGACGAAGCAGCATCGACTCTTACATAAATTTGATTCAAATTTGATAAACCGCTGACAGTAATTGTTGATGCTCCAGTTAAGGCAGTTCCACCAGCATTTTGTAAAGTATAAGTTTGTGAGCCACCAGCAGGAGCAGCCCAAGTTGGCACACCACCAGCAACAGTTAAAACATTACCAGTTGAACCAATTGCCAATCTAGTATTGGTATTTGCGGTTGATGATCGGTATTCAATATCACCAAGTGTTGTTGATGGATTTAATGCCTTGGTGGTTGTATCGATTGATGAACCAAGTGTGCGAATTGCAGCTGCACCATCTTTAACCAATGCGGTATCGTCGGGTGTTGTCCAGCCGTAGTTAGTAGTCGTTGCCATTTTTCTCCTATAATCAGGCTACTATTGTAGCGTATTCCCATGTTAAAGCCGGGTCAATCGTATTCCATGCCTCAGTAATTGGCACAGTATTCCATCTCATTGCCACCTGACTAAAGCTGACAGGTGAAAGGTTGATGGTCAAAAATAATTCATTAAAGCGAGTGCTCCATTTCCAGCCTTCTACATAACCTTCAAATTCACCATCGCTGATTTGAGCTGGTAAATCAGTTATGTAAATTGGCTGACCTACAAATATGCTTAATAAGGCATCTCTGTCAGTATCATCAATTTCAGGATTTGTGATTGGAAAAGTAATACTGTCAAATACTGGGTATGGGTAGGCTCTTTGAGCAATATATCGATCAGCGACTTCTTGAGCATTTGTCGCATCGTGAATATAACTGTTAATAGTTTCTGATCGGTAGCCATAAATAGCAGTTGAAGTGGCATCGGTAGCCGTCTTTTGAGATCCAAAATTGTTTCCATAATTGATAAAAATATCATTTCGAATATCAGCAGCCTTTGTTGTGGTTCTAATTCCTGCTCCAATTGCATTATTCGCTGATAATTCTGTATATCCATTTGCTGCTAAATAAGTCTGCCTATGGTCGGCATCGGCATAACCGATATTGCCTTCTGCATCCTCATACAAATATCCAAAGGCTGAATTAGCAATGTTTGATGCAATGTTGTAAATGGTATCTGGTTCAATCCCTCTGTTTTCCATTTCATAAAGTCCTGGAGTATCGACCTCACCAAGCCCAACATTTTCAGCATTAGCCCAATCAATCGCTGGATCATAGGCTGCCCATGTTTGAGCTGCTGACACCTCATTCCAAGAATTAGTCAATGAATATGAAAGCAATGTGAGAATTTGATCGCCGTCAAAATCTTGACTTAAGGTGCTGTCATAAACTTCTTTAGCCAATTTGACCAATGCACCCATTGCTAAAATGGTATAACTGACAACAGTTGCAATTGATCCAGTATTAGAAACTTCGACAGTTATGTCGGTTATATTGCCACCAAACAAAGTTTTATATGTTCCTGTGCTGTCTTTTACCTGTAAAGTCATTCCATCATTCACGGCAAATGGCAATGTTTGACCAGATAAGGCTACAACTTCAACCTGCAAATAAGATGGGTTTGGCTGGGTATAAATATCATCTCTACCTGCTTGATGAGCAATGTCTGAAATGGCTATGTCGGTGTAATCAACCCCAGCGACAGTTAGTTTCCAGTCAGGCGTCCAGACTGTCATTAGCCACCCTTAACGCCATTGTTGTAAAGCTGAGGAACTGATCTTGATGCGCTCTGATTTAATACCTTGGCAACAGCTCTAGCAGATCCTTCGGGATCGACTGATTGAACTGTAATGTTATTTACTGTGGTTCGGCTTTCTCTAGCATTTGATCGAGTAGCAAACTCAGGCACTCCAGCAATGTTTGCTGATGGTGCTGGATTAGGAATTGATCCGATATTTACACCCGGAATTATATTTACAACTCTAATCAACTCATTTGCAAGCGATACAACCAAACCAATTGCTTCTCTTAAGAATGTAATAAATCCTGAAACAATGCCCGCAACTGTGTTAATGGCTTTTCCAAAATTCTCAGCGCCTCTTTGTGTTTCGGCTAATCCTGCGCTTAATCCTTCATCACCTGTCAATCCTGCAATAAATGCATTTAGGGTTGGGATGCCAGTTTGATTTAAGAATGTTATGAAACGCTCAATTTGTGGCAACAATGCAACGCCTAATGCTTCCTTTGCTTCCTCAAAACCAACCTTTAATCGATCAATCTTGCCTTGGAATGTTTCAGCATTTTCGGAGGCTGCGCCACCATAGAGATCTGACAGTCTGCGTTGAATATCTGTAAAACTCATGGTCTTAAGTTCGGCAGCTGATAAACCAATACCTAATCGACCTAATGCAGTTTCTTGACCATCATGAGCCTTGGCTAAAGCATTAGCAACGCTTTCTAAATCTTTACCTGAACCCTTGCTAACATCTAAAGCCAATGCAAGTAATTTTTGTGCTTCCTCGGTTGATTTAGTGCTAACCGCTAATCTCTGCATTGCTGGTCGTAGTTCATCGTCAGCTACACCAGTTGCCAATGAGGTCTGTAGGATCATCTCCTCAGTAGCCTTTATTTGAGCATCAGTTGCCCCTGTAGCCTCTTTTAATGCTTTGGCTAACCTTAACTGTGCCTGTTCATCCTCTATCGCAGCCTTGACCCCGTCAATGGCTAATTTAGTGCCATAGGCAACGGCAGCAGCAGCAGCCACGGCAAATGCAGCAGCAGCCTTCTTGCCAAACTCTGAAATTTTGCTTGAGTTATTTTCAACAGCCTTATCGGCTTCACCTAACTTCTTTTTTAGATCATCGACATCAGCGAGGATCGATAACTTAAGCGTGCGATTACCGGTTGCCATTAGACCCATTCCTTAATAATTCGATCAAAACTTTGTTCCCA